GAACATTTCACCGATGGTTTCTAGTTGTTTTGATTTGTACACATTAGTACCACCAAAGTTTAGAAACGCCCCAGGTGTTGTAGCCTGAGGGGTTTCGCCACCACTAATAACATTTATTTCTTCATTTGTAGCTCGTTGAAGTTGCTTTGGAAGATATTCTTTCCATTGCTTTGTGTAGCGTGTGTCTACTGCTTCGATGTCTACAATATGAATAGTCATTAGTTATCTCCGTGGTTTAAAGTTGCGACCACCATTACGTGCCTTTGCACGAAGGTAGTTTTGATATTTCCCATAAGCCTGCCATACATAAGAATCTTTCTTATACATATCTGCTTCATTAAAGACTTTTCCTTCAAAACGACAGTAGTCGCGGAATTTGTCCAAGTCGTCAAACACTTTCGTGTATGCTTCACGATTGAATTTAATAGACATTTTTGAGTTCTCTCTCTTATCATTATCTAGGGTAGTAAATTGAACAGCCATTTTCGTTGTCTTCTGCAACGCTAATCTCTACAAATCGGCCTGGGTATTTTGTAGCGATTTCTTTGTACAAGTCATCTGCAATCATTTCACAGCTCTTGTGGTTTAACTCTAATACACCTTCAACGTCATAAAGTCTTTGCATCCAGCGTTTGAACTGAATAAACTCAATGTCGCGATCGTTATGAAATACTTCAATACGAACACGAAAGTGAAAAATATGACGATGTGGAATACCAAGGAATGATACGTCATCCCAATCGCCGGTTGCTAGTTTAGGATCTGTGTCTGCACCAGGGTACATGTGTACACCTTCTTTATTAAAGGTTACCCAAATACTGCGTTCTGCTTTGTCCATAGATGTTTCTATTGCCATTTTGTTATCTTCCTCTCTCGTTCTGCGAAGCATGTAGTCGTAATAACGTTCTTGCATTGTTTATAGTATACTTTCATTTAATCACTTTGTCAAGGCCATATTTGCTCCAATCCGTAAATTTATTACGGTCCATCAAATCATGCAGGCTATGGCACCAAACGCCTGGATTAGATGCTTTAAAATCTTTGTCGTCGATTTTAACCATTGTGTTATAGTTCCACTGTTTAACATAAGGTACTACAACACGTATCTGTGGGATAAAATAATCTGTTTCAGTTAGTCCGCCATCTAAGAACCAATCCATATTAATTGTACTTGGTATGTCTAAACTACATAATATTTCTTGATCAGTAAACGCACGAATCATTAGATCCCAATCTTCAAACTCATCTGCTGTAACAGGATTGTAACTATGATTAGCACCAAAGAAAATGTGTTCACATTGTTCTTCTTTGTAGTACTTCATGATTTCATTGTAGTCTTGTTTACCAGTAACAAACAATGTCTTCATACCAAACGCTGGAGTCTTTTCAACTTCAACACCTGTAAAGAATATCACTTGTTCTTTTGTTCCTATATTGTAATCACGTTTCATCTTTATCCTTAATGTGCTTATAGTCTAAGTAATTAGAGCACCATTCGTAAAATTGTCTATCTGTATCAGGCCAAAGCTCAGAAAATATCTTGTCTTTTTTACGCATTTCTCTAAAGTCTTTTCTAGCCTGTTTTTCAGTTAGTTGACTCATTCTAAACCTTTTTGTATTAGATATAAGTTAATTCGATGCATTTCGTCCTTTAGATAAAGTTTCATTGTTTTCATTCTACGCACTTCTTCTGTTACTGTAACATTATTATACTTGGTTTCAAGTTCTTCGTCAAGCTCTCTATGTTTCCGTTTTAGTTCGTCGTAGTGGGCTCTGAGTTTGTCTTCCTCATTTTCATAATTGCTCATCCTCAAGGTTCTCCAATTTAGTTTCATCTAATTCGTCTTCATTGACAATCGGTTCTTCAACATCAAACAATGCATTAAAGTGTGTACTAGCGTTTACAGTCTTTTTACCAATAGCACCTCTTGTACCTGGAATAGCCATCCAAAACTTTGAATACTCATCAATCTTTGCTAGGGCTTCTTCTTTGTTGTCAATTGCGAATATTTCTTCCACAACATCTCTAAATAGAATCCTGTCAAATTGCTCTTGTACAAGCATTTTTGGAATAACTCCATTGTCGTATTGTCTGTTTGCTTCTTGAACTGCATTAATGTGACTCCACACGTTATGACCCATTTGGATCGCATATGAAAAACTATCCCATGATGTCTTTCCTTCTTTACCAATCTTGTTTAGGTCGCCTGGAGCATAAGTGCAAACGTCCGATACTTTGAGTTCTGCGGTAAGCGGTGAGTCTTCAAAGTTTTTAAATACCCCATCTGATATAACAGTGTCTCTAAATCCACGGTTGTCTGAAGCATACTTCTTATCGTCAACTGATGGCACCATACGATACGTCCATTTGCTTCTGTCTTCAGTTTCATTCTGAATGTAGATCTGTCCATTTGCGGTTGCAAGGAAAGGACTAGCGCAGTCAAATGTGGCAGTAAAGTTTTCATTATAATTCTTTCTTACGGCTCGTTGTATATCAGTTAATAGTGTAGCCCATTCTAGTTTAGATGTGCCTAAGAAGTGCATTACATCGTGTATGCCTTGCTGTAGTAGGTTATCAAAGTGTAATGTAACTATGCGTTTTAGAACCAAATGCACATCGCACATGTTCTGTCCACCCATTGACCAACCGTTAAAATGATTGTCAGGATACTTTGCTGGATCACAATAATCTTTCATTTGCTCGTACCAGTCATCAGCATCTGCATGATTCTCACCTTGTAGTACGTTTAGAAATTTACAAGCACCTGTTCTATGTTTCATCCAGTAGTCATTGTTAATGCGTGTTGCTTTAACAGCTTCATCGTATGTACTAATACCTGTTGCTTTTGCACCTTCAGGAGAACGTGCTACCCAAGCTGGAATATCAAGTATCATACCATAGTCCATGTAAGCGTCCATCCAACGTAACACACCGTCACGTTTCTTTTGCGCTTTAGGACAATTAGGATCTTTCCAGTCGCCTTCCCAAACACCTTTACCAATTTGGAAACCACCTGAGTCACCAAGTAACCAAGTGTTGTCTCTATCCCTATTACGAACCATGTCTTCTTTAGGCACAACCTTAGTTGTATCTAAGTCAGCATGTCCTGCCGAGTATAGACTCCATTTATATTGGAACTGGCCTTCTTGTGCATTTAGATAGTTTAGACTTTCAACACCGTGTGTAAAGTTACTAGGAATTCGCGACTTATCTACATACTCGTCGAAACGTTGCTTACCTACGTATGTAGCATAGAAGCCACTAAGTGCAGGTAAAAAACGTGCATAATCTTTTTGTTCTGTAGTTAAATCTTTCCGCATATTCTACTTGCTCTGCGCTGGTAAAATATAATCGTACTTGACCATGCCACTATCAACACTAATCTTCATAGCACCTTGATCACTAATGCTCATTGTTAGGTCACCATCTAAGTTTAGAATTGCTTGTGTTTGTGCTACAGGCCAACTCCAAGTGTGTGTTAATGTACCTTCTACTCCGTGTTGGAATACAAACTCGCCTGCGTGTGTACTTGCATCACCAAAGCTGAATACTAAGTTACCATCTACAGTCTTGACATTAAATGTAGGTTCTTCTGCGTGTGCCGCACTCATCAACTTCATACGTGCAATACTTGCCATGCTTGGAGCAAACTCTACTGCCCAGCTTGCACCTTTAAATTTAACAGTTTTTAGTTTTTCTTCAATGATTGCTTTATTCATAAAGCGATAGTCATTTTCAAAGTCACCTGTTGCATTTTCAAAGTGAATGTGTGTTGGAATAGTTTCGCCGTTACGCTCTGCTTGCACTACATCAATCTTTGCATCTTTTTGATACTCAGGATTTTTCAAATGCAATGCTAACTTGTCTAAGTTAGGCATACCAAATGTGCCTGTAAATTCTGCAACTGGTGTGCTTGTTGATCCTGTTAAAATAACACTTCGATCTTCAGCCATTGAGTCAATTGCTGTGCCATCGTCGTTGCTAACTTTAACTAACGATAGGAACCCTAGTGCGTGTGTGTGGGCTACCACGTCTTGTAATATGTCTTTCATACCTTTTCTCCATTGTTTATATATATTATATTGTCTAAGTTGCTGTTTGTCAAGAACTTTTCTACCGAGTATTTAGGTTTAAAGCCTAAACGTTTCATTTTTTCTGTATTTGCACAAGTCCACTGACGTTCACCTGGGGTGGTTATACGTACTGGTAAGTCAGGTGCAAGTGTTTGGATCTTTATTGGCTTTCCTGTACCAATATCAATAATTCCATTTACATGTTTGTTATTAATAAGGATTTGTATTGCATCAATTAGATCTAATAAGTGTATAAAATCTCTATAATGTGATGTTGTGTACTCAAGTTTACCGTTTCGTAGTTTATTAAAGAACATATTTTCTCTAGGACAGTTATCACTATACACAGTATGAAAACGCATACCTAATGTATCAGGATAACGTTCTGCTAGTTCTTCTAATACAAACTTAGACGCCGCATAAGGGTTCAAATCGGGCTCGTAAGCACTTGAACTACTTGCATATAGTATACGTGTATCAGGATAACGGTCAAACAAACGTCTACTTGCTTCTACATTGTTATTCCAATATCCTGCAGGGTCTGTAAAACTTTCACGTACTCCACTTTTACCTGCTAAATGTATAATTAAATCAAATTCTATATTAGGAAAATCACAAGTTAGTAAGTCTTGATTATTATTTAAATGATCTCTATCCCAACCATCCTTTAAATCAATACCTGTAACTTCATGATTCAATGTAAGTGCATTATATAATGAACTACCAATAAATCCTTTATGACCAGTTAGTAATATTTTCATTATACTGAACCTTTATAAATGTTTTTATCTTGTAAGTGTTTCCAAGTCTCTTGCCATCCATTGACTCCAAAAGATCCGCCGTTAGTTAATGCTACTGCTAACGGATAATCATTGCCGCCTTCTTCCATTGCATCACCAAAGAATAATATTCTATCGTTTTTGTTAAAGTCTGCAAGTATTTGACTTTTGTCTGCACCTAAAGGAGCAATATCAATACCTGTTTCGCCACCTACTGTAGCTTGCATATGTGGAAAGCGTTGTTCAAATAAGTCTGCAATTAATTTGCGTTCGTTTTCAAACTTATCGTAAGCTACATATCTTGCACGTTCTTCAAGATTAGCATTACGTCCTACTATACTAAAGTTAACCATACCAGGTCGTTGTTCAATATGGTTGCCTGTACGTAAATTAAAGGCACTTTCTTCTAATCTATCTTCCAACCAGTTCATTTGCTCTTTAGGCATTGACCAACTATTTGTTCTTATGTTCTTGCCTTTTTCATATACATCAGAACCACTACAATTATAAACACGTTTACATGCATTTACAATAGCTTCACCAACTTGTTCTACAGTCTTAGGATGATCACTACCTGTAACTAGATACACATCTTGGTTTAAACAAAAATCTAAGAACCATTGTTCAAATTCTTTATTAATTTTTCCACGGCTTGGTGTTAGTGTGCCGTCTACATCAAATATAAATTTATTCACAAACTCTTCTCCGTAAATCACTTGTACTAAAACGATGGTCTCGTTTATTAAAGTGTAAATCAATATCACGTTTACGGCAAATGTCCTTGCCTGTAAAATCTTTGTCGCGATATTCTTCTCCTAGTATGCGTACATCAATTGGGTACATACTAAGGATGTCTTCTAAATCAGCTTCAGTGCCGTATGGAATAATTTCATCTACATACTCAACACCTTTTAGTTGTGTGTAGCGTTCTACTACAGTTTGTATAGGTGCGTTCTTTTCTTTTCTATCTATACTTGGATCAACTTGTAATCCGCATATAAGATAATCACATTGTTCTTTTGCTTCACGTAACATAATTAAATGTCCTGCGTGTAACAAATCAAACGTACTACAAGTAAATCCTACTTTCATGATACAAATGCCTTTTCTTGTACAAACGTTCCCGCTTGTTTACGATTTCCTTCTTTAAATCCCCAGCCATCAAACATGCCTGCTACTTCGTTATTAAAATCTAAACTACCGCAGATCATAACTTTGTGATCGCTAGGTTCTAAATTAGGTACTATCTGTCCTGCTCTAATAAATGTTGTTATACGTTTATTATGTCCTGTCCATTCAGGATCTTGTGTAACTATTGCTGTATACTTAATACCTTGTTCTTGTAAAAAACTATCGTATGCTTCTAGTTCTGCCGCTTTACGTACACTCCAGTATACATGTATCTGATCAAAGTGATCATACGTTGTAGGGTCTCTTAGAAGCGATATAAACGGTGCTATGCCAGTGCCTGTAGCTAACAACCATAAGTTGCCGCCTAGCTCTAAGTTGGCTAATGTAAGTGTGCCTGTAGGTTTTTTACCTACTTCAAGCTCGTCACCTACTTTAATATGCTGTAGTCTGCTAGTAAGAGGACCATCTGGTACTTTAATACTATAAAACTCTAAGTATTCATCATATGGACCACTTGTAAAAGAGTAAGCTCGCATAACATCATTATCGCCCATACCTATCATTGTAAATTCACCTGCTGTGAATCTATATGTACTAGGGCGTTCTGTACGAATACGAAATAACGTATCTGTATAGTGCTGTACTTCTGTTACTTTTAGGTTCATCTTACTCCTCGTAATAGTTGTCTGCTAAATTTTTTAGCAATGCAATTAATTCTTCAATAGTATTTAGGTCCTGAGTGTTCTCAGTATCTATTTCTGCTTCGAATTTAATCTTCATTTTAGTCTCCGAAATCAAACAAACTTGAAAATGTTGTGTCTTGCTTAGTATCTTCTAATGGATAGTTCAGCACACCAATTAAATTATCTAGTTTGTTATCAATAATAGTCTCTGCCATAGCCGCATCGTCAAATGGCAGTTCCTTAAACCAATCTGGAATACGCAATTCATCTGTTGGGTAAGCAACACTTGTATATCCTAGTGGGTTTTGTTTTAGTTTACAAACAATAACTTTCATACCGTCAACAATCTCTTGCGAGTACTTGTCTCCGTTCATACGCTTGAGCGTATTCCAGTTAATGCTTGCCCGTACATGCCCAGGCATGTTTGCTTTACCTTGCTTTTCTTCAAGACGTTTGTAGTGACCTACTTTGTTTGCACGTTTTGGCGCACCTTTCTCCCAACCAGGGCGTTCACTAAACTCCTTGCGAAATTCTGTAATACGATCTAGTATTTGTTTTTGTGGAATGTCTGTAAGTACCATAAGCAATAGTTCACTTAGGAACTCCTGCATAAACACAGGCGTATCTGACCTACGCAAGTCTAAGCCCATTGCTTTTACTTTGCCCGGTTTGCCATCTGTGTCTGTTCTAAAGCCTTCGTTGTCTACGACTAGTGCCGCATAACGCTTTTTAGTAATATATAAGCCTGACTCTGCAACAATCTCTCTACCTGCCGCAATAACGTCCGACCTGCTCTTTGGACAATGAAATGCTTCTTGCATCATATCAGCAAATGTACCGTCTACTGCTTCAGCAACTTGATCATAAAGTGTAATAGCTTTGTCAGTGTTCCAAGGAATTGTGCCGTTTTCAATATCTGTTTTTAGTGCTGGGTATGCACTAAAGTACACAGAGTCTGTATCACCATATATAACTGCATCACCTACGTGATCATATGTACCTGTAATAACTTTATTTGCTTCTGCACTCATATGTTTAACAATAGTACGACCTGATAATGTAGTTGACTGTCCTATACGTTTGTCAAAGAATCTACAACCAGGATTTAGAATAGCACCGTACAAACTATTCAAGTTAATCTTTTTAACTAGCTGACGCTTGTCCCAATATTCAATTTCTGCTTCGTTGCCTGCATCTTTTGCTTTCTTTAACATTTTCTGCAAGTCTTTACGTTCACTGTACCAACGTTTTAGTAGTCCGGGGATAACGCCTTCAAACTCTGTTGTAAATATAGTACCGTTTGAACTAAGCATCCAAGGCATATTGCTGTCAAATATTAACTGATAAATTTCTGCACCTGACAGTACATCACTTCGACCGTCTTCCCAGTCAACAGTTAACGAAGCATCTTTGCGTTGCTCCATTACAGCTTCATATTCTTCTGTAGCAAAACGTCCTTCCCAACTACCAGCAAAGCTCTTCTTCTTTAGACCCATGTCTTCTGTTACACGAGCATCTGATATTTCAGGACGTATTTGTCCTACGATTGTTTCTTGGCCCATATTTAATGCACGAATAACACTAGGATACAGTGAATTCAAATCCATCGATGCAATCCACTTGTGCAAGCCTTTCTTAGGAAATGCTACGTATGCACCAGCGGCTTGTGTGTTTTCTTCATCACGCTTTGGGCGATTTGGAACTTGTAAACCTCTGTGCCACGCTTCATTAACAATAGCTTGCTCTGTAACAGCAACAGCACCCATAGTGGTCTGTAGCAAAACAGTGTTTGCGTGTGCAAGTTCGTTACTTAGATCAATAAATCTTAGTTTTTTGTCCAGCTTGTCCAGTAGTGCGGTATCTTGTATGTTGTATTCGATGAACTTTCTAAAGTCATTGTTGTACAATGCGTCCAAAGTGCCTTCATAAGGGACTTTGTTTTCGCCAACTTCGATTTCGCCAATGGCATCAAGTCTATATGTGTGTCTTTCTTCATACGTGTATTTACGATATAAATTCAAACTATCTAAATGCACTCTGCCTATTAGGTCAAAGGTAACAGCTGATTTACCATACTTTTCATACTCACGTTTCTTAGGAAGTTGTCCCCACAAACAGAATCTACGTGTGTCATCTTTGCTTAGTACACGAGCAGTTCTGTTTACAGTATACGGAATATCATAACCTTCGCTGTTCCAACCTGATAAGATATCACTATCTTCAATCAGTGTCAAGAAAGTGTCAATCATATCACCTTCTTTTTCAAACAGCATTACGTTGTCAATGCCTTCTAGTTCTGCTTTTGCTTGCTCCATAGTAAGTGTCTTTGGCGGCACAGCTAAACATACCATTGTTTCTAACCATTGTAAGTATACAGAGATAGAAGTAATAGGCATAAAGGGATCACTTGGATCAGCAAAGCCGCGCTCTGGATCAAAGTCAGTCTCAATATCAAAGAATGCAATGTTTAGTTTAGGAGCATCTTGATTGAGATAATGTTCACTTAAACATTGGAAGATAGGATTAATGTCGCTTTCGAATAAGTTTTTGCCTTTGTTAATAGCAACTTCTTTACGAAAGTCTTTGGTGTTTTTACATACAATACGACTTAGAGGATCACCGTACACACTCTTGTACTTGCCTCTTTGATCTTCATAATAAAAGGTATATTTTGTTGGAAACTCTCGGAAAGCTCTCTTTCCATCTTTACGTTCGACAACTCGAATGATGTCGGAATCGCGATCAAACATCGCATCTACATATGGCATTAACTTTCTCCTTCGTTGCTTATGGCCAACTTAACCTTCTTCTTGCCTGGCAATTGCCATTGGCGTTAATAGTACTTATTACAGGACAAGTCCTGCAACATAAATTACGGTTAATCCTGCGTTTAGAACAATAAGACTACGTTCTTTCCACAGGATACCGATTAATACCCAAAGACTGTTGCTTGCAATAAATGCATAAATGTACCAAGGGTATAAATTAAATGCGGCCATTGTTGCCGCAACCAACAAACATGCTGTACTAAACCATGCTAGTTGTTGATAGGGTTTTACCACCATAGTGCCGCAACTCCATATCCAAATACATTAATAACAGCAAAGTAACCTGTTAGTAACATTACCCATGCCGCGCCTCTGCGAACAGCCGCGTAGCATTGTGTAACCGATCCTACAAAAAAGAACGGATAGATAATAAGCATATTAGGGTCTTTAGCATTGAACGCTAATGTTAAACTAGCGGCCACTGTAAAGACAAAACTAATAAGTTCAAATGCAAATGCAACCTTATCAGTTGTATAACTATTAATCCAAAACTGCTTAATTTTCTGCATATTACTTGTCATATCCAAGTGTAGTGATAAGTGTTTCTAAATCATCAAACGCATCATAGTGTTGCGCCCAATCACCTTTTTGTGCAATTTTAATTGCTTTATTAATTAGTGAAGGTTTAATATCAAGTTCTTCTGCTACTGCTTTTACAGTATCTTTTAGTCCTAAGTTTAAATCTTCAACTTCTTGCATTACTGTTACGCCTTCACGGACGATTCTTTCCAGCTTTGCCTTTTCTTCTGCACCATAGGTACGGTCACTCATAAGGTTCTCCTTTGTTAATTTATACTAATTATACATGAATTTTAGTTGCTTGTCAAGAGAAAAAAGAACTTATTGTTCTGGTTCTTGACAATAACCGTCTTTAGAAAACAACATATCAGCGTTTACTAACCATTGATACAATACTTTGGCAAAATCTTCAAGTGATATGGCACCATTTCCTAGTTTAGAAATTAAATATTGATCTCTCATTTTCGCTGATAATACAACAACTGGAGCTCCTGATTGATTATTAGCAGGAACACAGTCTAACTTACGTTTCCACTCATCATCTCTGAGTGTTGGTAACCATTCCATTATACATTTTTTCCATACAGCTTTTAATTTACCGGCATCGGAAAAACTGTTTGGTACTAATCCGCTTGCTCGAACTAGTTCAATAAATTTTTCTCTAGTTTCAGATGTGTTAGGACTTGCATTTGGAGCAGTTAATGGATTATCGGCAACATCAAAGCCTTTTAATTTTCTATAGTCACCAATAGTACCTTTTCGCAAGTGGTTTGCTATTTCGTCCCACCCAGCTTCTACAGATAATCCTTTAGTTAAACCATAACGTCTAGCTGTACGCAACCAATCATAATTATTTGTGTATTGATCCATTTTACTACCTATAGCAACATCCATAGTTTGTAATCGTTTTAAAATAGATCCTTTATTATTACCAAGACTAATGCCAGGATTTTCATAGTTGCCACCGTTTGCTGTTGCAGAATAGTGTGCAAATATTTTGTACCAAGTTTGTTGATCAAACATATTTGCAACGTCCTTGGCAGACTTTGAGTTTTCTGTAATAATACTATATACTTTCATTAGTCTTTTCTTTCCTTAACTAACTTATCAGCTTCTGCAAGTTTTTCAAAAAACTCATCCCATTGTTGATCAAAGGCTTTAGTTGCGCCGTTAGCATCATTACTACCATATATCTGTGTTCCATCTTTTCCTGGTCTATCATCAGTGCCTTCGAACGCTCTTGGAGGCAGAAACTTGACATTTTTAAATTCATAGTCATATACATCTGCTTCAATAGTGTTATCATCTGTTATAGTAATTTTACCTGGAAACCCGTTTATTTGAAACTCAAAAACATTAGACTCTTCCTCTGGCTCTGGCTCTGGCTTAGGCCCGCCTAGACTAGTTCTAAAGTCTCTTATTAATTTAACTGTACTTCTGTCAATTTTATCTTTACGTATTAAAATTTTCCCTGCACTGTCGCTTTGTACATTATCAGGAACTCTACTATTACCAATTAATATTTGTATTAGTCTACGCATTAATCCTTCAGCTTGCATACGTACACGATCATCGCCATTTTTGTTAATGCTTTCTTGATATAGATCTATAAATTCTTGTACTTTTACTTTAAAGGTCTCTTGATTGCCTGTCCAAGCACTTAACAATACTAGCATATCTGATTGCATTGCTTGGATATCATCGCCGCCTCTAAATGGAAGAACGCTAGGTCTAGGTTCGGGTGTTACAACTTCAGGTTCTGCTTTTTTTACAACTTTAGGTTCGGGTGTTACAACTTCAGGTTCTGCTTTTTTTACAACTTTAGGTTCGGGTGTTTTACCTTTGGTTTCTAGTCTGCTTGTTGGTTCTACTGTTATTTTGCCGCCACCAGTTGCTACTTTAGTCTGTTCTTTTGATCTTTCAACTGCACCTTTAGATATTGTACTAATATATGGTGTTATTTCTCTTGATACGTCAATAGTATGTGTTGCTAACGATAGTCTAGCATTTATAAGTTTTTGCTGTAATTCAGGGCTAACAGTTAATCCGTTAGTAGTTGCTGATTGATAAAATTTATCTAATGCAACTAATGTTTTTGTTAGTTCGCCGGCGTCAGGACCAGTTAGTTGGCTTACTTCTTCTTTAATAATATTTCTAGCAATTTCACTTTTAAATGATTCTGTAGTTGTAGTTTGAAGATTAAACCTTTTTATTAATGTTTCAACGGCAGTTAACGATTTAAACGTATTTGGTCCTAAGTCACCATCAACTTTGAGTCTTTGATCACCGTACATATTATTATATGCTTGTTGTAATGCTTTTACTGTATTAACAGTTTTAATATCGTATTTTGTTGAACCTGTAGTTGCACTAAATCCTAGTGTAGAAAGTCTTTGATTTAACTCTGTAATTGCACCAACTGCTTCAGGATTGTTTGCTAATCCTTTTTGATCAGACTTAACAAAGTTGTCTAATGTATCTTTATAATCATTTAACTTTTTTTCAATTTTATCAACACTACTAGTTGATACTGATATTGGCTGTGGAGACTTTTCAGTACCTGTTTTGTATAATATTGAGTTAGGATATTTTGCTTTGATTTCTTGTCGAGCTTTAGCGGTAGGTATCCAAATAAGAGTAACTTGATTACCTCTGTTAACAATTACAAAAGGATGCTTTCCTCTGTAAGTATCTTGATTATATCCTTGGAAGTCTATACTTGTACTATCTTCGTCAGCCCACCAGCCTTCGCGCTCAGGCGTAGGAACGGTGTTTTCGTTGATTGCATCTAATACATTTAATATGCTTCGGACATTACTCATTGAACGTCCTTAACTGTCAGCTAATTTTTTTTCTAAGATAGCGTTTAATGACTGCTTGTAATCACCTTCAACTGTAGGTTCTTCAGCTATTTGTCCGCCAGCAAATTTTTGATCATAGTCTAAGTTATGATACACTGATCCAATGTAGTCAGCGGCTTTAGTAATTTTAGCCTGTTGCCATCCTTCTAAGCCTTCTGCTTCACTTACGCTTTTTAACATATCGTGTAATTTGATTGCATATTTTGCAATCTTGTAAAGATCAGCACGAGCCATTTGCACTTCGTGATCCATTTCGGCACGTTGTGCTTCGTCAGCTAACCCTTCTTTAAATTCTGCTTTTCTCATTTAAAAGTCTCCAATTATACTAGTATAACGTATTTATCGTTTAGATGCTTTGTTACGTGATTTTCTTGCACGTTTAATTACACCAGGCCCACCGTTAGCAAACCCATTGCCACCGCCCATTGAAGTAGCTATTCCGCCTGAAGTAGTAGTTTCAGCTACTGCATTACAGTTACAATGCTTACATGTTGGAGGACATTTACAATCTTCTGCTTTTACATCAGCGCCACAACACTTGTCTGAACAGTGTGTATCTTTTGATTCTTCCATTACGTCTGGAATACCATTGCCGTTTTCGTCTTTCCACCATGATCCTGTTTCGTCATGTGAATCATGTTTACAATCGCAATCTGGTTTGCAATTATGCATTTCACAACCGCAATCTTTACAAGTATACTTGTGTCCTGCCATTAATTTTTTAACTGCTGAAGGAGCCGCACCTTCATTAAATACTTCATACATTTTCATTGTCTTGTTCCTTCAGTTTCGATAGATATTGTTTCCAATATGCATTACGCATATTAGTACTTATCCTTTTTGCTTCGTGTTCTTTGTACTTATGTACATAGTGTTTAATGTCTATCTCTTTCATCTAAAATATCTTTCATAACAGTTGATGCAGTATTTGTAAAAAATCTTGGTGCAACACTGTGTATTATTAGTGTTGGCACTAACAACTGTAATTTAACTGCTGTTTTTAGTGCTGTCTTCATATGTTGTAGTCCTGTTTCACCTTGCTTTTCTAGGTGTAATTTACATTGTTTACTAAACATTATTTCTTCTTCTTTCCGCTCTTCATATTCGCACACCAGTGATACATTTTAGCCTTCTCACCACTTGCGTTCTTAGCACGTTTGCGTAATGCTGTTACACTACCATTACAACTAGCACCTGACTTCTTTACTCTGCCAGGTCTGCTTTTGCCTTTTTTCTTACCGTCAGCAAAGTTTTCTTCTACAGGCTCTTGCATATGCTGTTTGATATCTTTAGCTGTACGTTCAAACTTATGATCTTTGTATTTAAATCCAATACCTCCGGCAGCTTCCCAAGCATTAATGTTTACACCATAATCATCGATGAGTATATTAGGAGTACCGTCATCTTGTTTAGCCCACGCTGGCTTGTTGTGTGTAACAATTACTTCTTCAGGAAGGAAGAAAGATAAATTTTCTTTAATCCATCTACGCTTATGTGGCTCACTGCGAGGATCATTTGCTAATGGACTTGTACAAATTTTGTATTTGCCTTTTACTTTTTTAATTAGCATAAGCAATTCTTTTGCTTGCGGTAGTAATGGTAAATCTAACCAAAAATTATCAATGTTTCTAATTTTGTTTATTGCCGCCGCTGGGTCTTTAATGTCTTTCCAGTTATCAACATTTTGAGACTTAGCCCATTCGCCAAAGAAGTCTGCAAGTACACCGTCCATGTCCACAAATATTTCTGTATTAGGAGCAATTTCTCCTAGCGTTTCTTTTAGTGTACGTTCTGCTTCTTTTACTAGTCTTGTTGACTGTAATGATGTAAATAAATTTCCTGTTTGTCTTTGCGGTGTTACAGAGTTTTCTAAACTATGTCCGCCTTCCATTATAGCCCATTCAGCGGCAGTATATCTTAGAGGCTCTTTACCTTCTGCCATACCTAAATTAAATAACACATTTGTACTCTTGCCTTTTACTTTAGTACTAAGTGTTGGCGGCTTGCCGTCTTTGTCTACGTTAAATCCAAACTTTGCGGCTTGCTTCTTAATCTCGTTAGTGCCTACATCAACTGTAGTGTTAACGCCTTTTACAATTCTACCATCTTCATTTAGAATATCTGTTATCTTCATTTTTTACGTCCTCGTAACCCTGCAGGATATTCCTGTCCCTTCCAATAAGGACGACTAAACCATAGTTTGAACCATTCGTCTGTGCCGGGTTGGATATTTTTATCACGTTCTATCTCACGTTTTTCTGTACCAGTAACGGATATATTAGAACCTTCATAAGGAGAGTAACCTTTGAATTCATTAACGCCAGCTAATCTAACAATGTCAGCTAGTTCGTCCATGATTACCTCTGTAGAAACTTTAGTTCTTTTGTAATAACTTGATTGGCTTCGTCAGTAAGACCCGCTTTTATAAATCTTTGTAACTTTTTTAATTGTGCTACAAGTCTTTTATCTTTAGTAGTAGGTTCAATTTTTTGCCATAACGCTTTGTTTTCATCATTTAGCCATTCCGGTGCAGGTAATGGATCTCCACTGAACCAGCCTTCTGCCATTTCAGGCTCTTTGTCTGTAATGCCCATACCTTGTCTAACTGCCGCAAACATTTCGTCTGCTAGTTTTGGTTGTGGAACACCTTGTTTAAATGATTCTAAATCATTATCTACAGCCGCTTGACGCATTTTACTTGCGCTCATTCCTTCTGCACCATCTGCATCTGGATCACGCTCGCCTGCACTTACAACTTTAATTGATTTAAATGTATACTCAATACCGTTGTATTTGTTAATTAATTCTTCAAATGATTGTACACGATCACTACCAGCAACATAGAATAAATTTTCATATCCTAATTCAGCAATTTTTTGTAGTGCTTGAATAATAGTTTTTACTTCAGGATTACCTATTGTAACTTGTGGAAAGAAGAACTTAGCATAACGTAGTTTGTCTGCAAATGCTAAAGGATCTGTTTTTGGTTTTTGACTTTGACTAAGAAACACATAGTGATCTCCAGGAATACTTTTTATCTTGTCAACAAGTTTTTGATGACCAATAGTAGGAGGATTCATACGACCAAAAGCCATTACGGCTGTTCTAGGTGCTTCAAATAATTGTCTTAGTCTCATTTATAGTCACCACCTTTGATTGATTCCATTTCCTCAGAAAAGATTTTGTCTATAATACCAGTTCTATCATCTTGTGTAAACACTTCATCAGGTATTGGTGCAATTTTAAATTTCTTACAATAAGAATTTATACCATTTTCTACCATAGACCCCATACATTCATTGGCATTAATTTCTTTACCATTACGATGCATGTCAGCTATTTTAGACATAGTGGGAAAAAAACTTTTTCTATAAAATACAGGATCGTTACGCATGAATACACATACGTCATCAACTACATCAAAGCCTAAATTTGTTTCTTGTGGTACTGTGAATTCATCAATACGCATGTTATGCTCCTGTTCCTAGTACTTGTCCTATAGCACTCTTTACATCACTTCTTACATAACGTTTTGGGAACTGTTTATCTACATTTCTGTAGATCCATTGTGTACCTTTACTGCGTATATGTTGTCTAACCCAAGGAACAAGTGGGTCTTTTCTGCCATGTAGCACAGTGTCCCATGCTTTACCTAGCCAACCTTGTTTATCTGCTTCAGTTAATATTTCTTCTATACGCATTTTACCACTTCCTACATGACCAGTAACGTGCCTTATGACGCGGTCCTGGATTATCACAGTTGTGTCTTGCTCTAAAACTTCTACGTCTTTTAGGGTTACTTTTTTTAATTTTTACGCCTTTTTGTCCAAAGTTAACTTTGACTACATTACCCTTTGGATTCTTAACATATACTTTAAACTTCTTGACATCACCTGCCATAGGCTTACCAAGTTTAACTTTACGTCCTTGATATTCTGCTTCGTCTATTGGATTGTCATCATCATTGTACCACATAACGCCATACTCCATAAAGAAGTCATCGTCATCATCATATGTTACTTCACTAATAGGTTCATCTTGATCTGTTGAAATTTCAATATCAAAGTCTTCAAGACCTTGTTCAAACATATATGCACTTAAACGATCTGCATAGCCATCAGCTTCTTCTTCGTTTAATTCTCTTGGCAAAGGTATATGATATACACTTGCTCCTTGTTCTGTTTCAAGAAGTTCGTTGCCTGGAAAAATTGACTCGTCTAACTTTGATTCAGTTAAACTTTCGTCTTTTTCAAAAACTATTCTTACAAAATGTTCCATTATGTTCCGCCTTAATGATTTAGTTGTACAATATTAACAGTGCCTTCAGTCCAGTTGCTTATGTATGATCTAATCCATACATAATTTCCTGTAAAGTTTGTTATATTACTTACAGTATCACCTTGGTCATCTAGGTATGCTTGTGTATATACAGTAAACCAATCAGCCTCCACAGGATCAATAGCTAATGTTGCTTGTACATTAACTGTGCCTTTAAAGCTGTTTATACTGTATTGTACTGTGTGGAAACCATCGGATCTACCGTAGTAACCATCACCTTTATATTTTTCACCCGTGATAGTTTGAACTGTACTATCTCCCGGATGCGTATTTGCTGATAATATTGTTTCGCTCTGTGCCATATAACTATTTATCTATATAAGACTTAACGACTAATTTGTCAATACGTCTAATATTGTTTAATAAGAGACTACAAAGTTGCACTACTTTCATATCTCTAGCATAAAAATATAAGTTATTACAATAGCCATTTGCTGTCATTTCTTCCATTAGTACAGGTCCTGCTTTAATTAGATGTGGATTAGCAGTTGCAAATGTAGCAAACCCATCGTTACCTAGTACACTGTTTAGGGTTACTTTATATTCATATCCATTACTTTTAGGAACTATAATTGTATTAGAATCTAATACATCAATGTTATCTATACTTGGTTCCCAAAATTCACATACACTATCTTTTGCTAATATAGATGCAATATATTTCAACCAAGAATTATCATTAGAATATATATTCATTCTAGTTCCTTGTATTCGTAACAAGTAATCGTCGGCTGTTTTAAAGTTACTATACAATAGTTTAGCATCTATAAATGCATGTTCAGTTACATGATGTATTCTATTCCACGAAACACGTTCTAATGGTAGTCCAGCTTCATAATTTAGTTGAAGGTTATCTAGTTCTTGTCTAGCATTAGACAAATTCTTGCATCTAAATATTGGCGCTAGTTCATTTCTTATAGCTAACTTATATAAGTACTTTCCCCAGAATAACTTAGTTGTCTCATACAGATTCAATGAGTGCCTCCGCTACACATTCTAATGTAAACTTGCTATCTATATAAGTAACATTTAACGTACCACCGTTTTTCAACTTTCCAAACAATAGTTCTCTAGATAAAGGACGTTTAATTTCTTTATCAATAACACGCTGTAGTGGTCTTGCACCCATCTTGTTATCAAATCCTAAATCAACTAATGCGTCTAATGCTTCATCAGATAGTGTTACAACAACACCTTTGTCTGCAACTTGTTCTTTTAATTCAAGTAAGAATTTACCAACAATCTTCATCATTACAGGCTTACCAAGTTTAGCAAATGTAATTGTAGCATCTAGTCTGTTTCTAAACTCTGGTGCAAAGAACTTTTTGAGTTCTTTGTCTTCGTAATTATTTTGTTCAAAGTCTTCATCAAATCCAATAGTATTTTTCTCTGAATCTTTGGCACCTAAGTTAGTTGTAAGTATTAGTACACAATTACGTGCATCTGCTTCTTTACCATTAGACCCTGTCAGTTTACCATTGTCCATAACTTGTAACAAAATTTGTGACACATCTGGGTGTGCTTTTTCAATTTCATCTAATAGTAGTACACAATTAGGGTGTTCTTGTAATTTAACAATTAACTGTCCTTGACTGTCTTCGTGTCCTACATAACCTGGAGGTGAACCAATTAGTTTAGCAACACTATGCTTCTCTTGATATTCACTCATATCAAACCGCACAAGTTCTACACCTAACTGTATTGCAAGTTGTTTTGCTGTTTCTGTTTTACCAGTTCCTGTTGGCCCCATAAACACAAACGATCCAATTGGCTTATCATCAGGTTTTAGTCCTGCTTGTGCTACAAGAATTTTATCTACAATACCTTCAATTGCGTCATCTTGTCCAAACACTGATCCTTTTAGATTATTTTCTAAATTCTTTAAATTGTCTGTTTCTTTTTGTGAAACTGTTTCTGCAGGAATATTAACTAATTTTGCAAGCTCAAATTCAATCTTTTCACCAGTAACAATTTTTTCATCTTCTTCGTTAATTTTAAAACGTGAACATGCTAAGTCAATCAAGTCAATTGCTTTGTCAGGTAATTTCTTATCTGATTGATATTTTACGCTAAGTTTAACTGCCTGAGAAATTGCTTCTTCTGTAATAGTTGTTGCATGGTAATCTTCATAATATTTTTTAATACCGTGTAAAATATCCTTTGCTACTTCTGGTGTAGGTTCGTCAACTGTTACTCTTTGGAATCGACGCATTAATGCACGATCCTTTTCAAAGTACTTCCTGTATTCATCCCAAGTAGTTGACGCAACAACTTTTAAATTGCCTTTAGTAAGTGCTGGCTTTAACATATTTGCTAAGTCGTTACTATTGCCTTGTCCACCTGCACCAGCACCATTCATCATGTGTGCTTCGTCAATGAACATAATAGTATTTCCTTTGTTTTTTAATCCTGCTAGTACCAGTTTAAAACGTTCTTCAAAGTCTCCGCGGTATTTACTACCTGCTAACATAGCACCAATGTCTAACATGTATACTTCGTAATCTTTTAGGAATGTTGGTACATTGCCTTGAATAATATTGTATGCAAGGCCTTCTGCAACTGCTGTTTTACCAACACCTGGGTCACCGACCATTAATACATTATTCTTTTGTCTACGTCCTAATGCTAGTGCAAGACTTTCAAGTTCTTCTGAACGTCCTATAATAGGATCAATTTTGTTCTTTTTAGCTTCGTCATTTAGGTTAGTTGTAAATGCTCGTAATGCTCGTTGTGTTTGACCACTCATTTCTTCGTCTTGATAGACTTGGTCCATTTCACCAGTTACATATTCTGCAAAACGATCTTTTTCAATGCCGCCTTTTTCTAAGTAGTAACTAACATGACTTTTCTTTTCAGCTATCATACTTAATAGTACATCACTAAGTGTAATCTCAGGTCGACCAGCAAAAAGAACTTGTGTAAATGCTCTATTTAACACTCTCTCTACAGACTGTGTTTTCTTAGGCTTATGTTTAGTTTCTTCTGTTTTAATTTCATCACAGCTTGTTTTTAGAAAGTGCTCTAGATTAGACTTAATATAGTCAACATCTGCACCATAACCTTTTAGTAGTTCAAAGAATTGATCAGAACACATCATTGCAAAAAGTAAGTGTTCAAGTGTTACATACTCATGTTGTAACTTACGTGCATCTCTTATACTCTTATCAAAAACTAACTGTAACTCTTTACTTGGTTCAACCATGTTTATACTTTCCTCTTATTTTATAAGTATTTGTAGCTTATTGTACATTCTTTTAGCAATTTGTCAAGACCTTCTTCACTCATTAACTATTTTTTAATTTTAAAATTTCTCGTATTTGTTGTTGCGATAATTTAGGTATGTCTGCCTCAATTGTAACTAACATATTTCCTCTAATTCTAGACTTAGTATTAGGTATTCCGTATCCTGGAATATTAAATGTAGTATTATTTTTAGTGCCTGCAGGAATATTGAGATCTAAACTTTTATCATCAAGTGTTTTAATAATTACTTTGCCACCGGTAATCAAATCTAAACAGTTAACTTTTTGTAAAACTACTAAATCATCATTACTTCTGCGCCAGCCTACTTTGCCTTTGACATTTACTATAACATACATGTTACCTCTTGGACCTGGTAACGAACTATCTCCTAGTCCTTGATACTGTATTTTATCACCATGTTTAATACCTGGTGGTATATCAAGATCTACACGTTCTTCTTGTCCGTTACGTAACCTATACGTTGCTAATATCTTTTTACCAATTAATTGTTCTTCAAATTCTATTGTAACTTTTATATTTACATCTGAATTTCTAGGCTGTCGTCTTTGTTGAGCAAACCCTTGTCCAAACATCTGTCCAAAGAGATCTTCAAAAGGATGTCCGCTTCCCATATTACCTGTATTGAAATTAAATGCTTGTCCGCCACCGTTTTGCTGATGATCGTACATGCCGCGTTTTTGCGGATCTTTTAGTGTACTATACGCTTCATTAACTTTTTTGAATTGTTCTTCGTTCCCACCTCGATCAGGATGGTGTTGCATACTTAATTTTTTGTATGCGCTCTTTAGATCTTTATCGGATGCGTCACGGTTAACGCCTAAGATATCATAGTAGTCCATACTAATACTTATCGTACAAACTACTATGTATTATAAGTACTGATTACTTCTTTTGGCCAACTGCTTCTTTAGCATAAAATGCCGCTACAATCGCCGCAACTGATACAAAGTATGTTGGTGCCATCGAGCCCAAAATCTTTGCCGCTTCGTCAATTCCTGCAAACACTGCTAGAACAACTGCGAATGGATATAGTAACATACCAAACAATGCAAACCAAGCCATTTGACGCTGTGCATCACGCATAGCATCTCTGTCTTCTAGTTCTTTACGTTTGAACTCCATATACATTTGGTGT